TCAGCGGCGTGGGCGTTGTAACTGGTTTTAGCGTCAAGGCTGCGACGGATACTGTGTTGACAGTTTCGTTCAGCATTAAGTGCTCCGCTGCGTACACACTTGCCGCAATCTAATCGAGAACCCAATGTCAATCAGAGAACAACTACTCGCGCTCAAGATCCCGACCGCCACAGTCAAGGTTGCGGGCATCGACGGACTCGTCTCGCTTCGCGGCCTCACGGCAAACGAACGGGATTTATGGGAGCAGTGGGTTTTTTCAGAGCGTGACATAAAGCGTGGTGTAAGAAGCATCCGCGCCAGTCTTGTTGTTCGATGTATTACAGACAACGAGACTGGCGTGAGACTGTTCAGCGATGCCGAAATGGATCAAGTAGGCGCAATGCCTGCGAGCGTGATCGACAAGTTGTATGAGCACTGCCAGCGTCTTTCGGGTCTCGGTGCAAAGGATGCAGAGGATCTTGAAAAAAACTGAGAAGCCGCAGCGGACTAAGGCTGTTCATGTTCACGCTTGCGGCTGAATTGAAAATGACTGTTGCAGAATTAGGAGATCGAATGTCATCACGAGAACTCCAAGAATGGATCGCATATCAGAGCATCACAGGATGCCTTGACTCACGCCAGCGCGGCGACCTTGGCGCGGGCATTGTCGCGTCGACAATCGCCAACTCAAACAGGTCTAGCAATTCAAAGTCGTACAGCCCGCAAGACTTCATGCCGTATTTCGAGAAGCCGAAGCAGACACCACAGCAAGCGATTGAGAAACTCAAACGACAGATGGGAGTCAAGTAATGGCAGTCACAGGAAAGATGACAGTCGATCTCTACGCGAATCCTGATCCGTTCGTTCAAGGCATGAAAGCCGCCGAGAATGCCGCAAAGAAAAGCGGTGCTGGCATCGCAAGTCATCTCGACAAAATCAATGCAAAGCAGATGAAGAATGTAGTGGGTGGTGCATTGAAAGCTGTTGGAGTTGTGGGTGCGATTGAAGTTGGTCAGCAAATCATGCTTGCCACAATTAAAGGAATGTCAGACGGAACCGTCAAAGGCATGGGCGACTTTGGCATGGTGGCCGCTAAGGCAGTAACAAGTGTTGTGAAGGGGTTGCCAGTCCTTGGGACTTTCATGGAGATCGGAGAAGAGATTGGCAAAATGGTTACTGGAGTTAATGAACTAGAATCAGCAGCGGCAAAAAGTCGAGACCAATTTGAGAAAATGGGAGCAGTGTTGTCCCTTCTCAAAGTCAGCGAAAAGACAGGGACGACTGGTGTTGAATCTGTTCTTAAACAAAACGCGCAATATGGAATGACAGATGATGCCATTGCTCGTCAGGATGTTTTGTCACAGATGCAGAAAGAAGATCACGCAGCCAATCAAGCCTACATAGCAATGGCTCGAAGATCGATGAAAGATGAGGCAACCGATCAAGCATCGGGTTATGTCAATCAAGACATCATGCGAAAGCGTTCATTGGCATTGACCGAACAAGTTGCAAAGATGGAAGACAAGCAACTGCAAAAGAGAACCGCAATTAACGATCAAATGAAAGCGGCACAAGAGGAACTTGCAGGCAAGGTATCAAATGATTTGATTGCAAAACAAACAGAGGAAAACAAACTTGTACAGGATCAATTGGAATTGGAAAGGCAACTGCTCAAGGAAAAGAAAGACGCTAAAGAAATAGCGGACTGGAATAAAGAAGATTTAGCGGCTGCTGAAAAGATGGCAAAAGACACATCCAAAAATCTTGAGAGTGCAACTGCAAAGAACGCCATGCCTGGAGTCGAGTCACTCGCAACCGCCATCGGCAGCGTCAAGGTAGCGGGTTCCGCAGACTTCTCCAAGCAGACCGAACTGCTCAACAACGCAAAGAAGGCGAATGATATCGCAAGCGAACAACTCAAAGCACTACGAAAAATCGTCGACAACTCAGGAGGCACGGCATAATGGCAATCAGTCTCGTATGGGTTCAACGCACGCGCTCGGCGACATTCGACAAAGGCAAGTGGACAGCAGTTCACAGTTATCTTGTTCGGGATTCGACTGATCAAGATTTGACGATTGCCAACATCGTTGACACAACTGTCACAAACCCGATCACGCCGTACTTGAGTTTTGGCGGCGGCACTGAATCAGTGGCTAGTCCGTACTTTCGATTCATTTCCTACACCATCACACCTGTTCAAGATGGTCTAGGTAAGTTGTGGATTGTCGATTTCAATTTCGATTCAACAGTCGGAGACGCAACAGTCGGGCCAGTGGCGGCAGATGTGAAGACATCGACGGAAGTTGGTTTCACGAGCATTGAGGTGCAGACCTCCGTGCAAACGGTTGACATCTGGCGCACAGGTGCAACGGTTCCAACTAGTTCAAACATATCGCTGCCATCATTGATCGACATTGCAGGGACAAAAGTAGATAGCGCAGGCGAACCTATTTCGATGTTGCTTCCAATTCAGAATATTAGTGTGCGAAATGTGATCTACGGTCGACCTAATTACGCAACAATTTTGGCGGCGGCTGGAAAAAGAAATGTTGATGCTTTTACTTTGGGAGCAACTGGTCAAACATTTCAATGTGCTGCGAGTTCACTGCTTTTCGTAGGTGCAAACACTTCAAGAATTGGTCCGAATCAATACGAAATCAACTATCAATTCTCATACGATCCGACGACCTACCACCTACGCCAGCAGCCGCTGCGTGACATAGACCAAAGAGCGTCGACTACCCGCGTCACGCCAGGATCAGCGATCAGTGCGGCAAATCCTGAGCGTGCAAATGTCGTTTATTGGAAACAGCCATTTCCAGATGAAGTCGCTTTCTCAGTTCTTGGAATTGTGAATACCTAATGAATATCAACGGCAACATCCGAAACAATTTCGGTGCATTGAATGTTCGCGCATTCAAGAAGATGGCTGACAAGGTGAACGAGCGCAATGAATTTGACGCTCGCTCAAGTCCTCCAAACATTCAGCAGACATTCGTGGCATACATCACAGGCAATGTGACCGTCATCTCAAATAGAAGATGGAAATACACTTGGAATCTAGCGCATCTTGATTCTTCTAATTTGTTTGAGAGTCGTGGTGGCGCGTCGTTGACCTACACAAATACAGGCATCTACGCATACAACACGGTTGAGTCGTTGCAGCAAACAAGCGGAACAAAGAACGGGCCAGGGTTTACTCACGCCAATATTCCAAGTGGTTACACATTGCAGCCGATCGCCACTGGAACATGCGTCCACATGCTGATGTCGCGTGGCGGTGATTCTCTTCTCAAGTTCACATTCTGTGTTCCAAACGCCATCGACGGAACCTGTCCATAATGGCTCCCGCAAAGAAGACATCTTTGACACCGCTGCAAACGACTGTGCTGGTCGGGCAGTTGGTCAGCATCCTCATCGCCTTGGGTCTTTATGTTTCATCACTCGGTGAGAAGAATGCAGTTCTGAACCGGATTGCAGAAGACACAAAAGAGTTGCGCGTGACGGCAGCGGAGTTAACCAAAGCCGTCATACGCGGACAAGCCATCGACGAAAAACACACAGAAGCGATTGCAGCGTTGGCAATCAAGATCGATGCTCGGATGAACTTAAAATAATGGAGGACTACAGATGGATGGATTTCTTGGAACTATCTTTTATTCTTTGCTGCTTGTACTTAGCGGCTACCTACTTTCGTGCGCGTTTCATGCCAAGGTCAAGACATGGCTCAAACTCAAGGATTGATAATCCTCGCCGCTCTCACAGCGGGCTGTTCAGCGACGAAGGAGATCGCTTCCAGCGCAAGCATCGCCGCAAGTAGTGCACACTCGATCTATGAGCGGAGCGTGTTCATCATGACACACTCCGCTCAACCCGAGATCGTGGCCGCAGCGGTCACTATTAAAGCAGACGCGGAGATCATCCTGCACGAAACACGCCAAATTTCTGTAGCCGTTAGTGGCGTAAAAGACGCAATTCCATTTTGGGCCACATTGCTGCAATACGGTCTACTCTGTGCGATTTTGCTTGGAGCCGTGGCGTTG